ATCTCACCAACGTAATCTGCTGCGTTGCCGAAGCTGCTTGCAGTGTTAGTTAATTCGATATAGCCATAACGTGTCATAAATGACACGACTGGTTCGAATGTTGATGGATCTAGAACAACGCCGCTTGACATCAATGGGATGTATGGGCAGTAGAATGCTGCTGCGTCTGTCTCACTTGAGCCCTTATAACCAACCAATACTGGTGTAGTGTCTGGAGCATATGAGTCAACGAATACGCGCATTGCACCGTTCAATGTACCTACAAACTTAGTGTTTGTTGGTGCTTCGAATGTGCCTTCAGTTGTTCTTGCGAATGCTGAAGTTGTTGCTGACTGTAGAACAGTTAGAGCTGCTGATGATACAACTGCCCAGTTACCTGCACCACGACGAGTGCGCTGTGCAATCAAGTTTGCAACACGATTGATTAGAACAGCTAGAGCAGCATGTTCGTCACCAACGTATGTAGCAGTACCTGATACTGTTGCTTGGTTGTATGTGAACTCTGTTGAAGCTAGAGTGCGTAGTGACAACAAGATTTCTTGATCGATTTCAGCAGTGATTTCTTGTGCTAGTGCAGCCATGATTTCTGCTTCAACGTCAATACCGTGTTGTGACTGTGCATCTTGTGCAGCTTCAAATGTCCAACGTGCTTGCAACTTACGTGACTTGGCTTCAACAGCCTGACGTAAGATTTGTACGCTAATTAGCTTACCACCGTTACCTTCTAATGCAGCAGTATCATTACCAGTATAGTATGCTGATGTTGTTGCACTTTGTGGTGAACGTGAATATGCTTGAGCAATTTTGAATGGGCTCAATGCTTCTTCACCAGCAGTTACGCTTGTTGCGGCTGCTGAAGTGTCAGTCAATGACTGAGCATAACGTACACGCAATGTGTGGATCTGACCAACTGGACCAGTCATTGGCTGAACGCCGACTAGTTCGTTAGCAATAACTGTTGGCATAACACGACGAATGACCGGTAGAATTACACGGTTCAATGTTGCGATATTACCTGCAGTAGTTGTACCTGCAGTTGATTCTGCAAGTAGTTGTTTACGAGTGTTTTCTAAAACTACACCCATTGTTGAACGACGAGTGCCTTTCAAGCCTTCTAGTAGGGCATCTTTAGTCTCGTCCCAACGGCTTTCTAAGAGTACTTTAGACATTTGTATTATCTCCTAATTATGTCTTATTTTAGCCCTGCCAGACGCTTGAAATCAATCAAGTTGTTTTCGACAACTGGATCAGTCTCAACTTCTTTTTTGGCAGTTTCTTTATCACCAGTCACTTCTTTGATAACACTTTCAGTTAGAGCAGTTTTAGCGCCTGCTTTTTCACTTCCAGTATTGAGAACTGCTGGTAAATACTTATCGAATGCGCTCTTCAATTTTGGTGTCTGAACGCTTTCAAGTAAAGCCTTCATTATTTCAGCCTTCTCTTTGTTTAGAGGACTTAGAAGTTTTTCCATTTCCTTTTCACGCTGAGTTGATTCTTTAATAATTTTGACTTCACGTTCCTTTGATTCTACTAATTTAGTTGCTTCTGCAACTTTCTTAGCAGCTTCAGCTAATGCTTTTTCTTTTGCTTCAATTGCTGACATTAGTTTACGAGCCTCTGCCTTATCGTTTAGATAAGTTACAGAGTATTCGCTAGCAAATGCTTCGAACAATTTACGGCCAAAGTTATTTTCACGAGCTGATTTGATATCTTCCTTCAATTGTGATAGTTCACCCTTGAGATGGCTTGCTACAGCATTGCCAACTTTTTTGGCGCTTTCAGCAACAAACTTTTGTTTGATTGCTTCCAACTGCTGACGACCTTCTGCCACAAGTTTGACCTTTGCTTCAACAACTGCTTTCTTGTCCTCACTAAACTCCTTGATTTCACGGGCTAGTGCATGAACAATAAACTTTTCAATCTTTTGTTGATTTTCCATTTGAACCTTACGATCATTGCGTAGTTCACGGATTTCTTCAGCCAATTTTTTGACCATAAAATCATTGAATCTAGCTGCATGTTCGTTTAGTTTTTGTTTGGCTGCAACACGATCTTCAGTCATTGCTTTCTTTTCTTCATGAAAATCAGCAATTTCCTGACTTAGGCTTTCTGTTACCATCTTGTCTAGGGCTTCTACCATCACGCTACGATCATGCTCATAGCGTTGTGCAAACTCTTCACGGAGTTCTGCACGAACTTGATCTTTGGCTTCAGTCAACTTTCCTTCCCAAACTTTTTGAATTTCGTTTGAGACATCTTCGTTGATTAGGCCACTGTCAAGTAATGGTTTGATAGCATCTAACATGCTCATATCCCCTATTATTTGATTTTCAATTCCTTAATGAGGCGTTTTACTTCCTCACCTAAGAAATTTTGTACCTTTTTGTTGCCCCTTGCGTCCCTAGCGATTTCTAAAACTTTATGACCATGCTTCATATTCATGAGGCTTTCATAAATTGCTTTAGGATATGCGTTAGGTGCGCTTGGTTGTGCAACGATATCAACAGTGATTATTTCAAAATCACTTACCTTGCCATCAAGATCGCTCACGTTTCCGCTACCACGACTTGATACGCCTAGTTTCACACCACTCTCCAACATAGTCTTTACTAATTGACCCATTGGAGTTGGTAAAATCTTTAATTTGCCGAAACCATTTGCGCCATCCATCCACATGCTTGTAATCATATGGCTAACACGGTCTAGGTTGATCTTTAGATCATCTGGGTGATCGACTTCACCCAAAACACTGTAACCTTCTTGGATTTGTTTGTTTAACGTATCAACAGCATTCTCTATTTCAGAGACGGGATATACACGCTCGTTTGCGTTTTTTACCCCGCCCTGAATAAAGATGCCCTTCATGTAGAGGGTCTTTAGATCGGTGCCCTGTTCGTTAACAGATTCAACGATCATGTTTGCTCTATCGAACGTTAAGTGTTCCCTTAGATACAAAGCCATTGTTCTCCAGGTTACCCTTATTAGCCCTTAGCAACTGGGCTTTTGTTGTTCACACCTGAAGCCTGTGAAGTTACTGGCTTTGGTGCTGCTGCTAGATCGACCTTTGCCTTGCCGCCTGGTACATTCTTGAACTTACCTGCGCCTGGCAAATCGCCTTCTTTCTTGCTATACTCATTTGATGGGCCTTTTGGACCATTTGGTACTGCTTCATGATCGCCTGAGAACTTGACAGGCTTGCTGTCCATTCCCTTTGCGCCTGAATTTGCAGTTACTGGGCTCTTTGTTTGAGCACCGTTGTCACCATGAGTTACAGAGACTTTTTGTAGTTGTACTGCTTCTGCTAGTGCTTCTTCTTCATCACCAACTACTTCTTCTTCGTCACCTGCTTCTTCGCCGCTCATAATGGCTTCAAATTCAGCCATTAGATCATCTAATTTGTCTTTGATGTCGCCCAAATCAGCCTTATCTACTGAGCCTTCTTCATCATGACCTGCTTCCATGTCATGAGTTAGTTCGTCACCTGCTTCTTCAGCATCATGATCAAAGTCGATATCTTCTTCATCTTCGCCTTCAACCATACCGCCGGCTTCTTCTGCTGAAATTTCATCCATCATGTCCATTACTTGGCCAGCTGGTTGAGTTTCATCCATGCCTTCTAGTGACTCTTCTACAGCCTCTTCGTCTGAATCAGCACTTTCTTCAACTGCTTCTTCATCGTCTTTTTCGGCTTCCATTACTTCTTCATCCATGATTGACTCATAGATTTCGCGTGATTTTTCAACGACGATTTCATGGAACAATTCGCGGGCTTTTTCATCCTGCTCATTGATAATTAGGTCAATAAGCTTTTCGTATTTCTTGTTTTCCATTTTGATTTCTCCTGGATATAAATGGCTTTGTAGAATTATTTATAATATGACACTAAAAAGTGTTCAATAAGTACGATTTTTTTGCGTTTTTTGAGTTTTAAGAGTTATAAACTAGGTTGTTCTTGAGAAGTTGCTGCTGCGCTATATTGTTCTTTTACCTTTTTTAGATATTCTTTCTTTTCATAATTACGTACATCTAACATCTTACGTAGTTTACGTATTTGTTTTAGTGTCAATTTGGTTTTGCGGCTAGTTCTCCAAACTGGTTTGCTGTTATCTGCTTCTATATCTTGCATACCAGCAACAGGTGGATCGAACATTTCTAACAATTTCATAAAGATATTTATCTTAGACTGGAGGACTTGCTGGAGTAGCGGCTGCTCCTGCTGCCGCTCCGGGTGCGCCTGTTGCGCTAGGTGTTGTTACTGGGCCTGCTACTTCAGGGCCCTCAGCACCTTCTTCAGGTGGCGTTTCCATTTCTTCGCCTGTAGTTTCATCTGCTTCAACGTCACCTACGCTGACGCCGATACTACGTAAATCGCTGCCTTTAGGTTCTTCAAGAACTTCTTTGCCGTTTTCTTCACGCCACAATTTTTCGTTCTTATTGATTTCTTCTTCAGTTAGACCCAAAAAACGTTCCATAGCAAAACGCTTACTAATATATGTCAATTGTTCAATTGTTTGAAACGTGCTTACTCTTGCTGTGTCAAGTTCACTTTGGCGATATGCTGCAAAGTTTTGAGGAGGATTGAATGCTAAACTGAATAAACCGCTATCAATATTGAAACCTCTCCAACGTAAGAATAACTTGAACTCTTCGTCAAGTTTTTGTGACATATAATTTTGTAGTCGTTCACAATATTGATTGAAACGATACTCTTGAATCAATGCTGTACCAACACGACCGTCACTTAGTGGTCTGTCGCTATCATCTGGCCCAGTTGGTAGATAACTACTTGGCACACGTAGTCCACGTGCCAATCTGTTATTAAAATAACGTAGGTCGTCAATCTCTCCTAAATTCTGCCCACCTGGCATAACTTCTACTGATGATCCGCGACCGTCTGCGGTGACTGGGAAGAAGTAATCTTCATTCATTGACAGTGGATTATAGGTAGCATCTACGATTGATTGACCACCATACAAACTAGGAATTCTACGTTGATGTATTTCGTTTTTGATACGTTCTACGAATGCCATAGCCATGTGACTTGGCATGTTACCAACGTCAATTTTGAACAATCTACGTTCTGGTGCACGTTGTACACGATAAATCAACACAGCATCTTCAAGTAGTTCTTTTTGTTTATATACTTTGAAAATATTTTCTAATATGGACTGACCAAAAGGCCAGAAACGATCAAGTCCTTCTGTCAAACTTAAATGTACTATATGTTTCGCGTCGATAGCACTTTCACTCTGACCTAGTGTGAAACGGCTACCAGACGTATTATATGGCATTGCCGGTACTGTATAAGGAGTATTTGTGCCACCACCAGTACCGCCTAAACCAGTTGCCGGGTTAGCGGCAAAATCCGTATTAGTTTTCTGTGCAACTGATAAATTTTGTAGATTGATATTCAAATCTTTTAGAACATATTGTTCTGGCTTTTTGCCTTCAGTTTCATTTACAATAACTTTGATAACTTTGACCATATCGACCCAATATAGTTTGAAATTTTCTGGGTCGCGTACAAATACTTGATCTCCGTATTTGATTACGTTACGAAATATTTTAAAAATTCTTGTGTCAAATTCGTTTAGTTTACACCATTGTTGTAATTGCTTTTTTAGTAATTCAATTTCATGCGGAGTGGGTTCATCTTTGAATTGTAAATCAAATGGTGTTTTATTATGTTCGTTTTTCTGTGTACTGAATTCACTGATGATATCTAAACATGCATTGATTTCAGCATCAACATCCATCATTTCATATTGATTATAACGTTCAATACGATTAGGATGTCCTGTGTAGACTTCAGGAAGTCTACTCATGTAATTTCTATAACCCCAATCTAAATTATTCCAACTTTGACCACTATTATTACCTGGATTGCCGTTCCAAGCGCCATTATTACTATTGGCGCCGCTAATAGGACTTGTAAATCCAGACTTGTTTAGAAACTTTTTAGTGTACGGCATTGGGTTAGTTTATCTATGTATTATTTATAATTAGGCCTGACTAAACTTTAATAGTTTTTCTTGTGTTTCATTGCTTGTATCTAGTTTGCCTATCATGTTATCCAATTTATCAGCAAGCATTTCCATCATAGCAGTGTTTATAGATACCATTTCTTTCATAGTGTCATCAGTTTTAGTAACTACAGTTGAATCTTTCTTTTGCATCAACTCTTGTTCAATTTGTTGTGCAGGTGTCTTTGCTAATCTTTCTAATAATGAGTTTGGATTCAAGCGAGTTACTAATTCAGAACCATGCATTTCAACAGGATAACCTGTTGACGGACCTGAAAAGAGTCCGCCTTGTGCTGCTTTCAATACTTGTCCTTCTTTGAATCCTTCCCAGACTTTCTGTTTGTCAACCATAGCTCTCAATTGTGGATCAGACAATTGACCTATTACTGTGTTTACATCAACACCGGCCGCTCTTGCTAAATCTTTTGCATATGTTGATCCTAAACCTGTTGTACCTGTCCATTGTGCGACACCTTGATCGATAGTTAGATCAATATATTTAGGACGGCGCCATTGCTCCATCTTTAGATTTTCACCTGCTTCAAGGGAAGGCATTATAGCGATACCAACTGTTCGCTGCTGTTGGTCACCGTCTAGTTTTTTCCATGCTCCTATCGCTCCGTGCTTTTTAGCGATACCACTGTAAGAAATATTTCCTGGATTATTGGTTCTCCAAGAAACTGTTCCGCCTTTTCTGATTTCGTCCCCTATTCTGACTTCTTGACCCATTTGAACTTCGCCGTCACCGGTCACTGGTTTAGCAGTAGGTATCGCTGCTTCTTCTCCCTTTGCACCCGGCGCTGCTGGTTCTGCCTGTCCAGAATCTTTACTATCTTTTCTTCCAAATAAACGTGACAGCCATGACGATCCGCCACCTGAAGTACTTTTACTACCACTGCTACTAGCAGCCGGCGTTGCAACTGGAGGAGTAGTTGCTGTACTACTGTCCGAAGTCGTAC